CCTGGAGTCACCACATTAGTATTGCCGATCCCTCTCATTGGTAATTACACGGAGAAGTGGTTATATGATGGTGAGGCAGGTTTCATTGAGAGTTATAAGGGATTAGAGGTGCCAATAGCACAGGACAATGTGAGAAGTTCATCATTCTTCAGTGGACAGGGTAGGGTGAAGCCTATCTCACAAAAAATGAGGACCGAGCCTCTGATAGCACGAAAGATACCTGGAAGTGGTGTAAGGAACTATGCATATCAGAATAGTGTAGGTAGAGAGTTATATGGACCTATAGGTCATGACCTTGCTCAACAGAATAGTAACTATATGTGGTCCTACCGACCCTCTCTGATACAAACACTACGTTATCATTATCTCATTACTGTTACGAGTACATGTCCACCATATATTTGGACATTCCCTGCATATATTGATGTAGACAACAATTGGCGTCATCATAAGAGTAGGACGTTAAATAGACTGAAGAGGCAACGTACTGCCACTGAAGGTAATGTAGGAACAACTGGAGGCAATCCCTAATGGCAGGAAGTGGTGTGAGTCGAATCAAAGATCTAGAGAGTGGTCATCAGTGTTGGCCACCTGTTCCTGTGATTACAGGGTCTCTGAACGTCTTTGTGAATAAGAAGCAAGCATTGCGTGTCGGTGATGTGACATCAGTGCATGTATGTGGTAAGAACCCACCTCATACTGATAAGTGTGTGAAGGGATCATTAACGATTTTCTGTAACAAGAAAGCAATCATGCGTATTGGTGATGTATTATCATTTGGAGCAGTGATGACACAAGGAAGTCATACGGTGTTGGCAGGTTGATGAATTTGTGGTATAATTAGATCAGTTCATCATTGATTAATGGCAAAGGTTAAAAAGTCTCTTCTTGGTCAACAGTTTATTGAAGCAACACCCAAGAAATCACGACAGGGTTGTGGACAGCATACCAAGTATGCAGCAACATCTCGTAACAAGGCAAAGAAGCGTTATCGTGGTCAGGGTAAGTGAATTTAATTTGCAATCTTCCTGCCGAAAAGGTATGGGTTCGTAAAGAATACTTACGAGACCACCAGGATGGACATGGGGAGTTTGTAGAGGGCGTCTGGGTATGTGCTAAAAGCATACCTGGACGTGCTTTTTACTTTGAGACGTACTTGCCCAGTTATGGTGCAATGTATGATAAACTTCCGATCAGTGCATTCGTAAGATCACCCAAGACACCAGATGTTGATATGAGTCTGGAAAACCTACAATTTTGGAATTGTATGGATTATGGTGTTGCATGTATGAACAAAGGGTTTGTGTCATCTATGGACTGTGAGGTCTTTACAAGAGACCATGGATTGATGAAAGGTCAATACTTGTTTACACTTGATAACTATCATGCAAACATCGATGTTATAGATAATAATGTAAGTGAGGTGCCACAAGAGCACAAGTCGCATAATTGTATCGCTTTAACTAACGGTCAGTATGCACTATATCCTAATAACAGAATGCGACTGTATGACCTCTCTATAACGCCCCAGGACCCTCAATTCCCTGACTTTAAGGTATCCACCATAGAATACCAAGTAGAGGCAGGAATCGACTGGGGACGCCTTGGAGACACCGACGACTATTTCTGGCAAACACCAAAGGAGAAACAAAATGGGTAATTCACCAACCGACAAGAGCAAAGATTTTATCAAGTCTGGAATGACCCTGATCACCCAGATTGACTCTGATAGGTATCTAAAGAAGATGAAGAAAGAAGATCAGAAAAAGGACCATAAATAAACAATAAATTGTGTTATTGTGCCTAATCAACAGTCTTTTAAAGATTTAAAGGTCACCTTCAATCCACATCCTATTACAGGGGATTTGCAGGTGACTAAAGATGAGGCGGCTATTAAACAGTCAATTACTAATTTGTTATTGACATCACCTGGAGAACGATTGTTTGATAGTGAAATCGGTTCGGGTATTCGCGACTTGTTGTTTGAACAACTTGATTTTGCTATTGCAGGTCTCATTGCTGATGAGATTAAACGTACTTTATCAAAATACGAACCTAGAATAAGGTTGCAAGAAGTTGAGGTCTTACCAGACTTTGACAATAATGCATTTGAAGCAAACCTAGAGTTTACTATTATTGGTCGTCAGGACACTCCCGATCAATCAATCAACTTCCTCCTCCAGAGAACCCGATGAAGCATATTCAAGTAAATAATTTAGACTTTGAAAATATTAAGACCACTCTCAAAGAATACTTGAGAGCACAGTCTGATTTCACTGATTATGATTTCGAGGGTTCTGTCTGGAGCACATTCCTCGATGTATTAGCGTATAACACGTATTACACCGCGTTCAACACGAACATGGTGGTAAACGAGTTGTTCTTGGAGTCTGCCACTCTTCGTGACAACGTAATTTCTCTGGCAAAGCAACTAGGATATAAACCAAAGTCCGTAGTTGCTGCAAAGGCAATGGTTAATTTCCAAGTAAATTTTCCAGGATCCGCACCTGCAATCATTGTATTGAAGAAGGGTACGGGATTTGTCACCACTTATAATGATAAACTATACCGCTTTGTAGTATTAGATGACTACAAGGCGGGTGTTGTTAATGGTCAAGCGTTTTTCACTAACGTAGAGTTGTACGAAGGTTCTGTTGTTGAGGACAACTTTACCACAAGTAACTTCGTTAAATCACAGAAGTACGTACTGTCTAACGGAAAAGCGGATACTAGCACCATTAGAGTCAAAGTATATCCTACAGAACAGTCTAGTGAGTTCGCTTACTTCACTATGATTGATAATATCATTGACATCAAAGACACTGACGGCATTTTCTACGTAGATGAAACTGCTGACGAGAGATATGAGTTATTCTTTGGTGACGGTGTTATTGGTCAAAAACTAGAGCACAACAACTATGTTGAGGCATCATATCTTATTTCTAATGGCGCTGAAGCAAATGGTGCGTCATTATTTGTATTTGCTGGTGTTTTAGAGGATGTCAACGGAACTGCGTTTGGAACTGAAGTAAGAAACATCACAGTTGTTGATAATGCAAACGGCGGTGCTGACATCGAGAGCATTGACAAGATTAAGTTCAATGCACCGAAATTATATGCTACACAGAATAGAGCGGTAACTGCGAGTGATTACGCTGCTATTGTAAGAAAGATCTACCCAGCGATCTCTGACATCATTACATATGGTGGTGAAGAGGAAAGATACCCTGAATTTGGTAAAGTCAAGATTGTCATCAAACCAGAGAGTGGTGCGAACTTATCCACAACCACCAAGCAACAAATTATCGCTGGTTTGAAAGATTATGCTGTTGCTTCGGTAACTCCTGAAATCAAGGACCCATCTATTCTATATTTGGAGTTAGACAGTAGAGTTCAGTTCAATACAAGGATTACTAATCAATATCCAGAAGATATCAGAACTAAAGTCTATTCTGGTGTTGAACAGTATACCAAAGCATCAAGCACCGAGAAATTCAACGGTAAGTTTAGATATAGTAAGTACATTGGAGTCATCGATTCTTCTGACAGATCGATCACATCTAACACTACAACCGTAATGATGAGAAAGGATTTCTATCCTCTTATCAACAGCACTTCTTTCTATGAACTTTGCTTCCAGAACGCATTTAAGAGCAACTGCCCTGAAGATGGTCCTGTAATTCAGAGTACAGCATTTAGAGTCAGTGAATATCCTGTTACTGATGTCTATATGGAAGATCGCTTCGGCAAAATGATCCTATATAGACTAGATCCTGGAACTGGCGAAAAGATAGTATTGAAGGACTATATTGGCGATGTTGATTACGACGAGGGTGAAATCAAGTTGTATGACCTGACTATTATAGAAGGTACTTTCTTCGACAACAGAATTTCAGTTCGTGTCGTTCCTCGTAATAACGATATCGATGCATCTAGACATATGTACTTGGATGTAGATGTTGCTAATAGTAAGTTCGCGGTATACCCAGAGTAAGTAGATGAGTAATAAAATTTCATCGCTAATTGAGACACAGCTTCCTGCGTTTATCGTTTCTGAATATGGAAATGTCGCGGCAGTCATCGAAGCATACTATGAGCAACTAGAATCTACTGGTCAGTCTTTAGATATTATATCGAACATCACATCATACCGTGATATCGATTTTTACGAAAAAAATCTACTAACAGAACAAACTACCACAACTGCTGGCATTTCTGTTACAGATACCACCATTGCGGTTGCTGATGCATCTTCATTCCCCAGAAAGAATGGATATGTCAAAATTGGTGATGAAATTTGTTTTTATGCTTCCAGAACAGATACAGAGTTTTTGGGAGTCTCCAGAGGAGTCAGTGGAACCACCCAACTAGGGGATCTCTACGAAAAGTCCCAATACACGTCCTCTGACGCAAAGTTTCACGCTACCAGTTCGGTAGTACATAATTTAAGTCACCTCTTCCTGTACGCTCTTGTGAAGGCGTTTGAGAGAGAATATCTGGTTGATGTGCCAGAAGTATATCTCAAAGGAGATATCGACAAACGTCAGTTAATCAAGAACATCGCTGACTTTTACAAAGTCAAAGGAACTGACAAGTCAATTAGGTTTATCTTCAACTCTATCGTCTCGAAGAGTGCTGATGATATCCCCACAACATACTATCCAAAAGACTTTACTGTAAAAGTATCAGAATCCAACTGGGATGCTTCATTTGCACTACAAGTCATTGTTCTACAAGGTGATGCCGACTGGTTGATTGGACAAACTATTGTTCAGCAGTCTGACAAGAACTCTCCAAATGCTTCATATGCATCTGTAGGTATTGAGAATGTCATTGGCATTGGTAAAGTTGGTGATTATGGGTTGTTCAACCTGATCATTAACCCAAGTACCGTAAATGGTGAATTTACAATCCCTGAAAAGACAGTGCTGGACAGGGTTCTCACGCCTAGTCAAGGTGCTGGTAGTAGAGTCACTGTAGACTCCACATTAGGTTGGAATACACAGAATGGATACGTTCAAATTAATAATGAAGTCATCCGATACGAAGGAAAGGGTTCTAGACAGTTTATTATTAGAGAGCGTGGTAATGTCACAAGAACTCACGATGTGGGTGACCTTGTAGTAGGTTATTCTAATGTCACTGCATCTACTGATCAAGGTAATGTCAAGTTACTTGTCTATGGAACACTAACAAATTTAAATGTTGATGTTGCTGAACCATATTCTAAAGTTGGAGATAAGGTACAAATCTCCAAACCAGGATTTGAAACCAAGAATCCTGTAATCTATGATCAAACTGCTAACAGAATTCGTTGGCAGATGAACCCTGGTTCATTAACACCTTCAGTTCCACTGAATCCTGGTGTTGGTCAAGGGTTGTCAAATTATGTTGCTGATGTAGGTGCAATATACGAAGATAGTCAGTATTACTACATCTCAACATCTTCATATCCTTCTACAAGGATTTTGACAGGTGCTACTCAACCTACACCTTTAGTTGATCCTCAACTGCTTAAATTAATTCCAAAGCAGTCTAGTACAACACCAGAAGTATATAAAACCCCAACAAGAGATGTTGGCATCTTTGTTGATGGTTCTATTGCTTTTAGTTTCAAGAGTGAGAATAATATTGCTTATGGTGATATTCAGACTTACAACCTTACGAATCGTGGTTCTGGATACACCAAACCTCCTTATGTTCTGGTGAACGGTGATTCAACGATTGCTCTGTCTTCTTTGGCAGGTGATACTGTTAATACAATCACAACGATAAAAAATAAAAATTATACAGCAGATCCACTGATCGAGATCACTGCTGGTAGATATGGTGCAGCAGAAGCGGTTGTGACTTCTGGAGAAATTACTAGCATCAGAGTTATTAACAGTGGTGAGTATTATTCTGCCCCTCCTCTCATCTTAATCAGTGACCTAGCAGGTAAAGGTAGGTTTGCAGAATATCGTGCAAAGATCAACACGTTAGGAAAAATCACCGAATTTGAAAAAGTCTCTGGTGGTAAATTCTATACACAAGAAAATGTAAGAGTCGAACTGTTCTCCGAAGGTCAGAACAACCCAGCTGCAGCAACTGCAAAAATTTATCGTTGGGTGCGAAATAGGTACTTTGAAAATGAGCTCGTTTTAGATGATAACAACGGACTAGCAGTAAAGGATGCAATTGAAAATGAATATTATTATGGTGTTGCTGCAAACCCCAAAAGACTGCGTGTAAAGTTACAGGATAACATCAATCCAATCACTCTTCAGGAGACAGCAACTCTCACTCACTCACCAATTCTTGGGTATGCTTATGATGGAAATCCAATTTATGGTCCATATGCATTCTCTGACCCTCTAGACAGTTCATCTTCCATCGCGAGAATGAACAGTGGGTACGAACTCAAGAATACAAGAACTGATGGTCCCGTCGATGCTCCATACGAGATGGGCACATTTGTTGATGACTACGAGTGGGTTGCTACGGTTGATACTGGTAAGACTCGTCTTGATATCAATAATGGTAGATTCTGTGTAACACCAGAATTCCCACAGGGAACGTATGCATACTTCATTTCGATGGATGCTACGAACAAACCTGTATATCCATATATCCTTGGAGACAATTTCTATTCTCTGCCTGTTAGATCTAACTACGAAAGTAAGATCACACAGAAATCCATTCCTTCTAACTCTAGAAGGTTGTTTGTCCCTGGCACATTGAAGAATGGTGCTGATGAAATTGCATTTGTAGATTCTGTCAGTTCTGGATTTGTATCTTCAGTGAAGATTGAAGATTCACAACCCAATTTCCAAGTTGGATGTAGAATTTATGTTGATGACTCTGGAACTGGTGGTAGTGGTGCTTCTGGTATCGTTGCATCCACATTTGGTAAAGATGTCACTGGTATTGAATCAAAAGAACTAAAAGCAGCGCAAATCTCCACACTACAAACCTTCTTTGGTTTTACTGGCGATACAATCACTCAACAGGGAACTAATGCTACTGGCGAACTCATCCGAGATGTGAGTGAAGAGAACACCATGGTGTTGAGAAACATCAGTGGTACTTTTGAACCAGGATATGACATCAATTCTTCTACTAGAGTAATTAACCTACTCTTGTCTAAAAATAGTACATACACTCAAGGTGAAACACTTGCTCTTGTACTTTTTGACGATCCCACCACAGAAATTGCTACTGGTCAGATTTTAGCAGGAACAGTCGATCAGAATGCTGTTAGACTAAAAGTATTGACTGGTAGTTTTGATGACTATCTAAATTATGAAGAAGGCGAAGTAATCTTGAAGAGTAGTGACCTAGGTAACACTGCTGGAACAGAAATTGTCATTATTAATGAGTTAAGTAGAAATATCAGAGTCACTGATATTGAAGAGAATATTGCTATTCTAGAAACTGCTGAAGCACATGACTTTGGTGGTGGAGATATCATCGATATTACTGTAGATCCTGATGAAGCAACTACAGAGACTACTTACTATGTCACGAAGAAGAAATTCCAAGAACTAGATCTAATTGATCTACAATATAGTGCCAAAGTAGACGATAGTGGTATCGGAGCATCTACTGTCATCGGTTTGGGTAAAGACTACTATTCAAACACATATAATGATGTACCCCTGGTATTTGCAAATTCTGCAAAGAACAGAGATGACATTGTTCAGGCAAAAGCGACTGTAGTTGTTGGTACTGGTAACTTTGATGGTAGTGGCAATATCGAAAGCATTACTGTTACCGATCCAGGTTCTAACTATCGTAGAGATGATATCTTAACTTTAGAACCAACTGCTATTCCTAGAGTAGATCCTGCTGATTTGGATCAGAGTCCTAATCTTGGTATGGTGTATACCAACCAAGCGCAAGTAGAAGCAAATCTATCGAAGAGATTCTTCGTTGCAGAATCTGACTACGATAATTTCATTGCCAATGAATATGTGGCAGCTGCTTTTGGTGTAAATGACGGTGGTAACGTAAACTTCATTTATCAGGGCACAGATCCAGATAATTTTAGTATTCAGTATTTCATTGTTGATGAAGAAGGAGATGAACTCACCACTTCCGATACAATTGGTGGATTTGCAATTACTGCTGTAGATACCTTCTATCCTCCTGGTTCACTGTTACCACAGTACATATTCAAAGATCTAACTACCAACGAAGAAAACCCCGACTACAACCTTCGTGTTGGCAGCACACTCACTATTCCCAACATGGGTGGTCATACCATCTATGTGGTCTCTGATTACAGCACAACGCTGGCACTTGATGGATATGCATTGAAGATTGAGGATTATGATATTGCTACTGGATCTTCTACCGATCAATCTGTCCCAATTACATTCACACCACAATTTGCTGGTACATACTACTATATCTGTATTGCCCACCCAGAGATGGTTGGAACCATTACTGTGTATCCTTCCCCAGGATCATCCACTCCTCTAATCAATGTAGATTCTGCTGGATTTGGTGTTGACAGAACAGATCTCAATGTAACTAACACTTTCGGTATTGCAGTAAATGATTTACTGTCTATCGGATCCGAAGTTATCAAGGTTGTCACAGTTGACAACGCTAATAAGAAGATGACTGTGTTGAGAGCACAGGAAGGCACCAGTAAGTCAGATCATGGTGATAGAAAGGATATAACGTCTTTCAATCCATCTTACAACTTTACACCTGGATCTAGACTTGGCGGCAATACTGCTAATGATCCTGTTGTTGTGTCTTACAATAAGACTACCAAGAGACTAATTGTCAACTGGGATTACAACGCAACATCTACAGTTCCTCTAACAACTGTGTCTTCTATTGAAGACCAGAGCACACCATCTAAAGTGGTGTCTATTTCTAATACTTATCCTATCAAAGAGAAACTTCTCTTCTCTCTAGATAACAACAACTTTATAACTAATCCTGTTGTAGACATTCAGAAGTATTACTTCTATAAGTTTGATGTCAGTCATCCTTCGATGCTGAATTCATACCTGGATATTTCTACAAGTCCAAACTTCAATGTCTTTACAGAAGAGAAAGAAGTCGGTCTGACTGAACCTGGTAATCCTGGTGCATATGTCAGAATCAGACTTGGTTATGGTGCAGACATCGGTGAAAAGACACGTAAAGATGTAAACTTCACTAGTTACTATTACTTCCTCACTAATTCTTCCACAGACACAGAAGGATCTTTCTTGAGAGTCATTGATGATCCTCTTTCTGGTAGAAAGAGAGTTACATACACATCAGACACCAAAGTTGTGTATGAAATCGAAAACATCCCACAATATGATGGATCTGGAGATATTAACTATACAGGAAGATCTGTTGGAAAAATTGCATCTGTCAAACTAGATAACCTGGGTTCTGGATATACCCAAATGCCAGTTATCAAAGGCGTTGTGCCTGCTGATTCATGTAAGGCACAAGTAACGGCAGTTAGAAATGCCTCTACTAATGCAATTGAAGCAATTACTATTGATAATCCTGGTCAGAAGTATTCTAAACCAGAATTAGTGGTTGCGAGTGGTAATGGATCTGGATTACAGACAGAAATTGATATTGAGCTCGGTGTTGTCAAACAGATCAGAATTATCAATGGAGGTACATATACAGAAACTCCATTAGTAGAAGTCATTGAAACTGATAACAAATTGTTCTTTGAATCAGAAAATATTGGTGTTCCACAAAATGTCAATTTTGTTAAGTATGGATCTGGATTCCATACAGACAACACAATTATTTCTGAATACTCGACACCATCCATCTTTATCTTGAAAGATTTTGAATTGGATGCGTTTAAAGCGGGTGAGATCATTGAACAGCGTTCTGGACAAACTATTACTGCTCAAGGTAGAGTAGCACCTGACGGATGGAAGAAAGGTTCAAATATAATGAGACTACAAGAAATTGTAGGTGTATTTGAATCTGGCAAACAGATTGTTGGAAAGAGTAAGAATAAAGGTACTGCTATCATTGATAGCATCAAGAAGTCTATATTCTCTCCTGTTATCGTAACTAGAGACAAGACTCTTGGTGTATTCAAGTCTGATAGAGGAAAGATCAGTTCTGGAAATCAGAGAATCCATGATTCAGATTTCTATCAAGATTACTCGTATGTAATTAGATCTAGAACTCCAATCAAGCAGTGGCGTAATATCATCAAAGATACTACACACCCTGCAGGATTCAAGGCATTTGGTGAGGTGTACCTGGAAACACAGGCACCTGCGATCATGCCTGTTGAGCAACCTGTCAAAAAGACTACGGTGATTATTACAGGTCCCCCTGTAAATCTATCTACTGTTTCTACCAAGAGATCTATTACTACTAGTGTATTCAAGGTAAAAGACTCTAGAGTTTCGAGAGGTGCTGGTTCTGTATCTGTTGATGAGTTTGACGAGACTCTATTCAGAACTAGAGAGTTAGAACTCACTCCTGCCTTTGATGGTAGATACGATCCTCAAACAGGTCTGAAGATTGGTAATACCCAGTTCACTATCATTGATAAAGCAACAGGCACTGCATACACTCCATATAATGAGCAAGAACTGCTCATGACTATTGATGGTGTTGCACAGCGACCTGGTTATTCTTTCAAGGTGACTGGCAACCAACTCAATTTCTACGAACCACCTCTAGGTATCAGAATCAACGAAGATCAGGAAGTCCCAGCACAGAAAGAGTACATCAGATCCTTTAGGTTTAGAGAAGACACCGACAATTCTCGTTATCTCAAGAGACTGCAAAACATTGCAGATTCTTTTGATGGCAGAACTAGAATCTTCGATCTTAAATGGGAAGATGGTAGTCTTGTAAAGACATCTGATAAAGAAGATTTGTTTATCTATCTTGACGGAGTATTACAGCAAGGTTCGTATGAAATCAGACGATTTTCAAGCGCAAACAAAGCAGATCGTATCGCTTTTGATAAAGCACCCAAAAACTACAAAGACTTATACGATGCTGATGCTTTTCCACAAGAACTACAGAATGAAACATATTTCTATGGATTTGGTGTGGGTCTATATGAAAGACTTGGAATTGACGAAAGAGTAGTACCATACAACCAATATAATCAATACCTCATTTACGACAGCAATAATAATGTAATCAATTCTGTTGACGACAAAAACTTATATGTTTATGTCGATGGTGTATTGCAGAATAGGGAACTGTCTTATAAAATTGCTGGATCTTTGATTAGATTCAATCAACCAGTTCCTTATGCAGAACAAGCAGATGGCACTTATGCATCTGCAAGAGTTGACATCATTCGTTTATATGGAAAGGATGCAATCCCAACAGTTACTCTGTTTAATCACGAACCTGATGTTTACTACAACCGAGCAAAGGTTGAAATAGACCTTGCTAGTGGTTATGATTCCCTAACAACCTGGCGTACACAAAACACCACTGATACTACTATTGTCAAGCAGGGCAATAATGTATGGGGAGATCTTATCTCGGTTTCTCTAGGTTCTGGCAACAAGTTTGTTATTGAGCTTCGTTCACAGAATATCTCATCCTCTGCATCAGAACCAATCATCTTCGATAGAAATGATGGAACTCCTCTTACACTGAATCCAGATAGTTTCACCATTACATATGTAACTAATGAAGATGGCGAAAGAGTTCTCAATAGACTAGAGGCAAACTATATTCCTTACTTACCTACAGGTGATGCCTTTGATAGTTATGACTACAGAGGTGAGATTCTGAAGCAACATCCAAACCTTCGTGTTGGTGATAAGATCCAAATTGATGGTGAAAAATCATACAGAAGTATTATCAGTTCACCACTATTTGCTAGACCAACTGATTATCGTGACGGAGAACAAATCTCCAATAACTTCTTCACAAAAATTGCTGCAAGTGGTTATGACGAAGAAAAATTTGGAGAAGGTCTGTCTGTAATTGCTAATGTTGATGCTGGTAAAGTAACTTCCCTTGATTGGAATCGTAGAGATCTCTCATACTATTTCAATAATGGTATTCTTGTTAATCCCACTGCATATAATTACAACACCCCACCAGTCCTAAACTTTGTTCCTGTCAATGGTGAAGGTGGTGGTGCTAAAGCAAGAGTGATTGTATATGGTGGACAAATCATTGATATTGAGATCGTAGATCCTGGATCTGGTTATACCAAGGCACCTAAAGTCGTAATCTCCAGAGGTTATTCAATCCTTCGTGAGAATAACCATCCAGAGTTCTTCATGACCAGATATACCACTGGTGGTGGAGGTCAGGATCTAGTTGCCACTATCACTGCAGTATCGACCGTCATTCCTCTCTACTACAGGGACCTCATTGAATCTGTTGGCGTTGTCAAGGTATTGGATCCAGTCTCATTTGGCGCTGAAGTTACTAGAACTATTCAATTTGTTGGACCAGCAATTGGAATGGGTGAAGTATCTGAACAGAAGATCCTCACTCAAATTCAGTATGTTGCTGCTACAGAATCTCCTGCTGCAGTATCACAACCTGCATTTACGAGAATCTTCCCTGACAATATGGATCTTGGTTTTGAGTCATTCAGGGCAGTTAAAACCAGATACTTTAGTTCTGGTGTTATTGCATTGGATGAGAACCCTGTTGCTAACCCCGAATACTACTCTCAAGGTAAGTTGGGAACTACAGTAGCATCTTTCCTCGATTATCTATATCTAGATGTTGGATACGCAAATGTATCTGGTATCACCCTTGAGCAACTTGAGTTGACTTATACACAATTCAATGGTATCAGTGAAGGAGTTGATACCTGGATGGAAAATATGGCAATCAATGCCTCTTCATTGACGACAAATGGAACGCTATTCAACCCAGGTGTTCCATCTCTACAAGAGCATGTCAGTTTCTTGGATGCTCCTACAACTGATGTGTCAATCGTTCTTTATGTTCCCGACACATCTAGATTCCCTGACTCTGGAAAACTCTTGCTGGGTAAAGAACTTGTAACATATACAAGCAAAACACCTGATCGTTTTGCTGGTGTTACAAGGGGTGTCGGTGGCACCACTGCAGAAGCACATACTGCAGGTACATTAATCAGGACTATCGGTCTAGAGACAACTCTCTAAAAACACCGTATAAATATAAATAACACAGAAATCCAACCCGTATCTCTTATTTCAATGGCTGCTATTATCTCGGAAAAGTTCAGAATTTTTAATGCGAAGCAGTTCCTAGAGTCTCTTACTGAAGGCGCTAGCGATACTGGTGTCGATCGAAGTCGTATGTACTTCTTTGTCGGCAGACCCCAAGCATGGGATTCATTTTTAGAAGTATACTCTACAGACGGTGGTTCGTTCGCCGTAGGTAATGAAGTATATGTTGGTGCCAACTACGCAGGCGCTACGTTCAAGGCAACAATCGCAAAGGTTCTTCCTGAAAGTCTTCTACTTAACTTGGTAGGACCACTTCCAACTAGTGCTCCTGCTCTAGGATCTCTGTTAAAAGAATACGACGGTTCGGCGGATACGGGTGTCCAAGCAACCACGGGTGTCTACAGATATTCTACAGAGAACGTTCCTCCTGTACCTCTTGATAACCTAACCGAGAAATTCAGCGTTTATAGCGACATCATTGCAGCGAAGAGAATCACTTCTTCCTATGCAAGATCTGTTGTAAGAAGATACAACTGGGACACAGCGAACAATCCAAAGTTCGACATGTGGAAACCCAACTACTCTGCTACCCCTGCTGGTGGTGGTCAGGTCGGTGTTGGAACTGCTCTTGGTGGATCTTCCATCTCTGGAGCAAAGTTCTATGTAATGAACCAGGGTTATGAGGTATTCAAGTGCCTTTACAACGGTGAGTCTGTTGCTAACCCATCTGGCGTTAACGTAGTTCACGAACCCAAAACCAACCCTTCTTCGGGTCTTGGTACATATGCTAATGGCATCTTTACTGCTCCTGACGGTTCTTATGTCTGGAAGTACATGTACACCATGCCTACTGATGATGTACTAGCATTTCTCTCCTCCGACTTTATGCCTCTTGCGGCAGTAGGAGAAACAAGCAGAGTTGCAACCGAAACCGCTGCTGTTGCAGGCAGTCTCAACATTGCTCTAATTAAAGATGCTGGCACTGGTCTTACCAACGGCACTTTCTATGCTCCTGTACTAGGAGACGGCACTGGCGCTGTTGCTAAACTAGTAGTTGCTGGTGGTGCTATCGACCAAATCGAAATGGAAACGGTAGGTTCTGGTTACACCTATGCATCTATTCCTGTTACAACTGGTATTCCTTCTGGAACTGCTGGAAGCACTGAAGCAATTGGTCTATTCTCCGATACTGCTCTCACAGTATCCCAAGCAGTTGCAGCAACATCTGCTCCTTCACTAGAAGTAATCATTCCTCCCCAAGGTGGTCACGGTTCTGACTTCGAGACAGAATTCAACGCAAAGCGCGTTATGGCAAACATTCGTCTTACTTTCGTTGAAAGTGCTGGCGACTTCCCCGTCGATAACGACTTCCGTCGTATCGGCATCATCAAGGACCCATATGATTACGGTACTACTACCTTCTCTACTTCGGACACTCTTTCTGGATTGAAGGCAGTCAAGATCACTGGAGCAACTGGAGACTTCACCCCTGATGAGATGATCACCCAGACTGTTGCAGGAGGCACTGCAAAGGGCACTGTAGTCTCTTGGACCCTAGATGCTGGATCTCCTACTCCAACGCCAGGAACCCCTGGTAGCGGCGTTCTGAAGTA